ACGAGCGCCCAACCCCTACCAAGTAATGTTGAGGGTGATAATATAGTCCGATCACAAGAGTCCTTAATCTTGTGGATGTAGATAAAGAGCTACATCGTCAACTTTTGTTCGAAACAACCCGGTCAAACGGTCCAATTAGATAGGTACCGCTTTTGGGGTAATCCCGGTAATAAGGATTCCAGAGAGCGTACAGCCGATCAAACCCTTGGCACAGCTTCTAGCAGAAACATAGTTAAAGACAAGGTTTTAGTAAACCTTAAAGAATACACCGGACCAGCAGATCCCGGCGACGCAACATCTCCTTCAACCTTCAAGGTTGCTCGTGAGACATTGCTAACAGCGCAGAGACTTCTACTAGATACCGGTAACCTCAACGTATTCCATCAGTCAATCGGATTAATTAATGGTCCCATCGCTGCGTAATCAGCGATTGCAAACAGGGTGAATTGCTGGGAACCCACTTTAGAAAGGGTAATCAGCAGCCAAGCCAACCTACAAGTTGGAAGGTTCAACGACTAGAGATCGACAGGCAACTGGGTAACATCTCCACGAGCTCCCTGATTCCTACACAGGAATATGAGATAGTCTCAACAACATCGATAGAAAAGATGTTGAACCAAAGGATAAAGAGCCTTTGGATTAAGAAATGCATTGACATTGTTGGATGACTACAGACGTTGGAGAGACAGAGTATTTGCTGACGAGCTATTCAAAGCTGAAGCAAATGGTAACGCCTCAGACAGTCAGGGTGGATACTTCTTCCCCGGCGGCGCTGCAAAGGCTGCTGCTGCACCATTCCAAACATATGGAGCTGGTGTTGCTGCTAAGTTCGACGTAAAGACTGACTTACTGCAAGTTGTAAAAGACATGCGTAAGCGTAACGTCCCAACTTTTAGCGACGGTTACTACAGATGCATCGCGGATCCTACCGCCATGATGCACTTGAGACAGAACGAATCATTCCGTGAGATCGCCCGCTACGCAGGCAATGGCATGGTTAATCCTATGTCTCCTGAACAGGCACCGAATGCTAATTTCTTCCAAGGAATGGGTCCAGCTTATGGACAAGCTGGCTTCGTTGCAGGACAGCCCGTCATGCCGACTGGGTTCCTCTTTGAGGGAGTAAGATGGTTCGAATCAACCAACTTACCTGAGAAATCTATCAGTGCAAGTATCGCTGTCGCCCCCGGTGGCGCTGGTGCTGCTGTATACACAATTGCTCCAATGTTGTTCTTCGGACCACAAGCAGTTGGTGTAGGTATTGGTGGTAACAACGCACAGATTCTTCTTAATAACAATGATGATTTCTCAAGATTCATCATTATGATTTGGAGTCTCTTTGCTGGTTTTGAAATTCTTAATAAGGACTTCATTACCGTTGCTTACTCATTCGTATATTGAGGAGGTAACTAAATATGGCTAAAAAGATTTTCCCGGGGAACTGGGTAACAACATTGTCTAGTTATCAAGGACAGCCTGTAGTGGCAGTTCCGGGTAGACAATACTTCCATAAGGTTGGATATGCACTCGTTGACTCCACTGGAGGAACTGAGTTCGCAGTTACAATCCCAAGTCCAGATATGCGTGGGGACGATAAAGTCCGTGCAAATATTACTGGCTTAACCATCCCAGCAGGCGCATCTGTATACCACGTAGGTATTCGTGTTCCTGACATGAGGAAGAATAAAGATGCTGGCTCAGCCGCATCTGGACTCGTTGGTACTAATGGAGACACTATTGCAGTGAAAGATGCTGCTGCTTCCGCAGCCGGATCAATTACTACTACTGTTGTTTCCTCTCCTACTATTGCAGTTGCTAGTACAACTATTGCACCAACATCTGCAAAGAAAGGAATCGTCACTGCCGCAGTACTTGCAGGAGCAGAAACTCTAAAAGTTTATGTTCGTAATGCTGGTGCTAACGGTGCTGGTAGTGCTATTACTTCCACACAAACTGGTGGTACTCCAATCATTGTCGAAGTTTCATACTTCGTAGACGATGATGTCGCAGGAATCGAGGATACATACGTCCCATTCATCACTGAGACCTAAATCACTAGGTTTCTCACTACAATAAGGGCATCTCATTTAGGGGTGTCCTTTTTTTATTTATGGCGTTATATCAAAATCAAAAGAACGGTCAAGTTGTCGAGTTTATTGGACATCACGACAAAGACTGGGCGATGGTGAAGAATGCAACAGGAGTAGTCGCGTATGTTGCTTTAGATGACTTAGTTTCCTACGAGGTAGGCAAAGGTAAGACAAATCAAAAGATTGAAACTCAATCAGCAGAAAAAGAGGTTGATGAGGATAAGATTCCTGAGTCAGTCATACCTCTTGACACTCGCTTGAATCTGAATGTTGCAACAGCAGAAGCAATAGCTAAGCAAGTTAAAGGTATTGGCTATGCAACTGCTAAGAAAATAATTGAACTCAGATTGTCACTGCCAGCAGAGAGGTTTAAGAACTTAGATCAACTAAGAAAGATTGCAAGAGTTGATTGGGATGAGGTAATTAAAGAAGACTTAATTTTCATTGGCTAAAAAGCCTAGAATAGAGCGAAAGTCGCCTTTTATAAAGATTGGAGCTAAACGACTACGACAAAAGCCGTACAAGGTTCCATCTCGGCTATAACGTTGGTGCAAATTTACCTGCTGGTGATATTGCTCGACTAGAAGAGGCGATGGCTCGTGTTCCTGATAGTTATTTCTATGAGCGAATTATTGAGCATTTGAATCGTTGCGATAAGGCTTATAGATTATCTCAGGTATTTAAATCTGAGACATCTCCGCAGCCCAACATGATTCAGAGCATCTCAGGGGATACGACAAGGCAAATATTGCAGTCTGATCCTATTAAGGCTGACAAAACATATCGAGAGGTTTATCTCAGAGAAGTTGATCGACTTGCTGAAACATTGTATGTCGCAAATTATCGAAGAGAAGAAGTACGAAGGTATGCCTTTGATCGCTCAGGTTCTGAATTCATCATGGCAATTAAGGGGCCAGCGGATACAGCCGTAGGAACGAGAATAACTCAAGCTGTCGGATCACAAAACTGGAGGTAGCACACCTAATGAACTCAACTGATTTCAGTCCAAAAGATTGGTACAAAAAGAGAGCATCGGAAGAAATGGTAGGAGAAGAAGAAGCTCCTGAGCAGCAAGCAAGCAATGTAGCTCCAACCGTTAATCCCGGTGCTGATAGAGCAAGGAATAATTTCTCGAATGAAACAGCACTATTACAGCAATACGGAGAAGGAAAACCGACTCCTGACTTAGAAGACGATTTCTTTAACAGTCTTCAGATTGGAAACGATTTCGGGATCCAAGGAGAAGAAGCTGCAAAAGAGCAAGCAGAGGTTTCTGGCATGTATCCGGGTGTAGAAGAACTTGGAACAGGTAGTGAAATTGAATTTGCTGAATCCTTAACTAATGCAGACAGCAACCGGCAGACAGCCTTCAGAGAAAACGCAATTGCAGCATTAGCTCAATCAGCTAAGACAGGAGCAGAAGAAGTAAACCCAGTAACGCCAAAGACAGGGACTTTTACTCCGGGTGTTGAGATTTCACAAGTTGGAGGACAACCCGGCAATGTTTCCTCAGAGCCTGATGTTTTGTTGCAGCAACACAAAGGCAGAGTACCTAGCAAGCTTGCCGAAATTCTTGGAGGAGGTAATTTCGCATGACCAAGAAAACTGATCCAATGAAATATAAAGAAGGAAGCAAAAGATCCTTCAGACCAAACGAATGGTACGTTGACAAGCTTCAGGAAAGAGAGGCTAATAATTTCTTTACTGGATCAAAAGATGGTGTACCTAACAATCCAGAGAATGCACGATCCTTTGTGCCTGTCCCAGCTCCAATAGACCCTTCCAAGTCAATGCAAGGAGATCAGGTTGTCAGAAGGAATCCATATGGAGATGGTGAGCAAATTGTGAATGGAGAGACACCGATACTTACGAAGCCTAATCAGCGTGGGTCGTCATTCGATCCTCCTCCAGTACCTATAGAAAAAGAAGGAAAAGTAAAAAGAGAAGATCAAAAGCCCAAAAGAAAAGGAATGAGCACAACGATAGGACTAATGAATTCTGGACCTTTAAGAGATATCTCTCCTCTGTAGTTATCTAACTTAAGTAAACTTTAAATAGATTC